GGAGCCGCCGAACACCAGTGTGAAATAATACTCGGCGTAGTGCTGTATCAGTTGTACCGTTTCGGATGTGTACGCTTTTGCGGTATTAATGATAGTGTCTGCTGTGGCTGTGTATCTCCCGCGCATCTTTGCTTTGACTCTGTCGCGCCGCTCCTGCTGCGTTTTTGTAGCAATATACGGCACCCCGTATGTTATCTCCCAAATAGGCAAAGACCAAGTTGCCGTATCAATATTAAGCTGCTCCATCAACTCGACGCGTGACTGTGACAGTATTTCCGCCTGTTTATTCAGTGCGGCTTCAAATTCCACCGTTTCTGGACTGCCACGATAATTGTCCGGCAGATACTCTAAGATGTCCATTAATTTACTGCCTCCGCTGTGGCCATAACTGCAACTGTACCAAGTTCTGGCACCTGTTCACCGCCTACCGTAATGTTTGCAGTACCACCGTTGAGCGTCAAGTTGCTGTAGTCCGTTACGCCGTTAATATCCATGAGCATTCCGGCAATCCGGTTGTACACAATTTTGTACTGGTCAAATGCAATTTCTGCCAGATACTCCGACACTGCCGTTTTAAATTCCTCTTGTACCTTTTCGGCCGTCGTTGTGCAATCAATGGTAACTACCCCAGCAACATCAATCAGCAAGTTCTCGGCGCTGCGTACTGTTATTTGTGCGCCTATCGGCATTTTGCTTTCAAGGTATTTCTGGCATGCTGCAACGATTTCAGCAGTAACCGGATGATATTTTTCATCCACAATCAGCACCTTCACTGTTCCATTGCCGTTCCAGAGCGGGAAAACCTTGACCGCCCCCACTCCGGTAACCTCTAGTGCCTTACTCATGTAGTCATATACGTTTCCGCTGGTCGGCGGCTCCTGCAAATACTGGTAGTACCGCGTTACAAGTGCTGTATCGCTTTCTTCATCCACGCCGCCAGTTGCCGCGGTGGCATTTGTAACATCCTTTACACCGTACAAATTTTGAAACTGCCGTGCTATCAGCCCGACCGTGGCATTGTACTGCTCTCCAATTTCAGCAGCTTCCACCGGTACAGCTGCTGTGCCGCTGCTGATAACCGCAGCAGCGGTAGAAATGTACTCCAGCGCATCCTCATCCGATGTCAAAAATACTGTCCCCTTGGGGATTTCCACGCCGTCCGTACCTGTTACTGTCAAAACAGTGTGAGCCTTTTGCCCCGGTTTGCGGGTAATTCCATATTCCGCGGCGCGCTTATCTATGTAGGGACCGCTTGTTTCGTTGACGTATGCAATCGACTCATACGCCCGCATACCCTCGCGGGTTTTCCAAATTGCCAAGGCGACTGGGGCAATTAAGTTCCGTGCGTAGCTGCCCTCTCTGGTGTCCACATCCGCACTGATTCCGCTAACGATTTCTTCTTCAATTTCTTTGGCCGTTTTATCGTCAAACACTGATTTCCACCTCCCCATAGATTGTATTAACGGTACAGTCGATTTTTATCGTATCATCCTCAAAGTCAACACTGATTTGTGCCACATCTGTAACGTATGGGTTAATTTGCAGGCATTCTCTGACATAACGGATTGCTTCGGACTGTTTTACATCATCCGTGTAAGTCTGCCCCATAAGGTTCTCGATATCGTGCCCATACATCCAACTATATATCATGTGACGCTTGCGCGGCACGTGGAGTGCATTCCAACACCAAACCTTGACAGCTTCCGCACCAGTCACAATTACCGGCTTCCCGTTTTTCCAAATTGGGATGTCGTGCTCATAGTCCCACGCAGTTTCTTTGTACAATGGCAAATTATCATCGATTTCCACTGCTTCCGGTTGTAAAAATGGGAACAGGTTGCTCATGAACTCACCACCTTGCAAAGCACAACAAACCGCTGCCCTTCGTCCAGCGTCAGAAGTGCTACTGTATCCCCCGGCTGCAATTCATCGTCTAAATATTCCGTTTTGCACTTACAGGACGGCAGTGGTTCTTCTGGCTCAACCTCTGTAACGGACACATTTCGCTTGTACCCTTTTAGCAGTTGCGGATTTACCAGTAGTTCCGCTCCACTCATTGTCAGCCCTCCGACCTGTATAGATAGTGGCGATGCACTCAAAACTGTACCGGTGCTGAATGTAATCGGCACCGCGCTTTTGCCCTGCCGCCGCATGATACCTAACATTTTGCTGTAAGGGTTATCCTCCATCCCGCACCTCCTTACTTTACATATTTCCTCACATCATCCAGCGTAACGATTTTCGGCTTTTTCGCTTTAGATGTCTTTTTCGTTTTTGCTGCTTTCTTGGTATTGGTCTTTTTTGCTGTTGTGGATGATGTTTTCTTTGTCGTTGTGGATGATTCAGACTTTGATTCCGGTTCGTTCCCGGATTCCACTTCGTCCATGATGTTCCGAAAATTCAGCGTCAGTTTGTTTAGGTACATCCCGTTTTTCCAAGTGTGCGTATCATTGTCTATCCAAAACAGACCATTCAGTCCGGTATATGGCTCCTGCACAATTACGGTTGTGCCTGTCAAACTGTTGGTATTGCCAAATCCATTGATTGTAACTTTCCGTTCAACTCCGTTATCATCCAAAGTTTTTTGTGCTTCTGCGTTGCTGTCCTTTTTGTCGTCCTGCTTCAGGTATCCGCGCATGAGGCCATACAGCTTGATTGCATCTTCGTTTCTTACGGATTTTACAAATTTATCATCCTTATCGTATATGTCAACCTGATTCACCATTTTTTCAACACTTTCTGAAATTGTGGCATCCATCAAATTGACACCGCCCTTGATAACAAGCGTATTGTCGTTTTTGGCTTTTTCAAACACGTTCAGGCTGTCACCCGTAAATCGTATTTGATAGCGTTTTTTGCTCTTTGCACCCGCCAACGTGTATCCGGTCTGGATGCATTCATATAGCGTTTCACCACCCAAAAAATTCCGGGAAAACTTAAATCCCGTCGTTGCAATACTGCCCACTTTTACACCGTATTTCTGACACAGGTAACGCGTCCAAGCCTCCGGTGTAGTATCTACCGCTTTTTCCACTACCTTGTTTTGGTTGAGATAATAGCCACGGTCATATGCCGTATATGTAATCACATTATCTGTCGTGGACTTTTCGCGGCGGTGTACCCATCCCTCAAACAGCAGCTGATTGTTCCTATATAGGCTTGCAGCGTTTCCGAGTTCGCACTTTACTTTTGGTACTCCCACCTGATTAGCCGGTGAGGAAATCACGCTAAATTCCAGTGTCCGGCAGCATTGCTGGTAATCGCCGCTCCAAGTCATTTGTGAAAACAGATTCATTAAATCCACGGTGTCGTTTCCATTTTTTATTAGTAGCCGCATTGCCATTCCGCGTCACCTCACAATGCGCTTTTTGGCGGTATTTTGATTGTGTTTCCATCATAGATTAGGTTCGGATTTTTGATGCCGTTGTACTTTGCAAGTTTGTTGTACATCGTTGCAGAGCAGTCACCGTAATATTTGAGACAAATTCCGCTTAATGTATCACCGCTTTTTACAACGTGATACTGCATTTTTGTGCTTCCGGCGGCGGCTGGCCTAGATTTACTATCTTTCGCAGCAGCAGGCTTGTTCTGCTGCTGCGTCTGCAAATCTCTGTATTCGCGTAACGTCAGTGTCGCATAGATGTCATTTGTTCCATCCTGCTCCCGATGCTCCAGTGACTCCACCTGCACTGGAATGTTGGTTGGGGTACCGGTAACTATAAAGCGTAGTACTGTTTGCTGCGTTTCGTAACGCTGGAACAACGCAACATAACTGTAAGGGTCTTTCGGCAATACACCAACATTCAGCACAACAAATGGGTAATACTGTGCCGGAAACATAAGGTCCATCTTTATTGTGGCCGGCACCTTGTACCCGGCAATATTGACGTTGCCCATTGTATGGATGTTGATAGTTTCAAAGTTAATCCCGTTTGATGCCTGAATTGTTTTTGGCGTAATCGGCATTACCGGTGCACTTTTTGTTTTGGGGTCCAAAAATATTACTTTCCTTTGCATTTTTTATCCCCCGTTCGGTGTGATGGACTCCGCTTGCTCCATCTTTTTGTACAGTGCTGTTGCAATTTCATTAATGTCACTCTCTTTGCGTACCGTAAAGCTGTTTCCAGTAATGGTGACCGGTGCAGATTTTTGGCTACTTTGTGACCTTGCTTCACTGGCAGTCAGTAGCCTTTCTCCCTGGTGCGCAAGTATCGGATAATTGTCACGCGGCACATACGGTACTCCGATTGCTCTTTTAATGTAAGACAGTCCTCCAGACCCGCCCCCAGATAGCGTTGACAACCCTGTTCCACCAGATTTTGGCAAGCTGGACAATCCCCCACTTGATGTGCTTTTAGAGTTAACGTGACTTAATGCACTGCTGCTCCCTGAATTTCCAAGCGTTTTCAGTCCTGTGCCGGATTTTGAATTTCCCAAGGTCACAAGATTTGGGTAGCTCTGCTTTCCACCCGTACCACTATAATTTATCGTTGGCAGATGGATATCCATGTTGTCAATTGCAGACTGTATTCCATTCATTAACGTCTGCCCTAAATTGTAGCCAGCGTTTTGATATGAGTCAGAAGAGCTCTGCTGGATACTTTGCGCAAGAGATATATTGGTTTGCTGCAGCAGCTTTGCTCCAGACGTTTTCAAATAGTCGTTATTTGCCTTTACCATGGCTTCCGCCATCATCTCGCCTTTTTTTGCTACCGATGCATCATCTGATCCAAGATTCTTATACATATCACTGTTAAGCACAGCTTTTACGGCATCATTCTGCATTTGCTGCTTTTTGTTTTCCTCGGACGCTTTCCACGCTCCAATTTGGGAGTATGACGTACCCATCTTGTCACCATAGCTGCCGGATAGGAAATCAATCTGCGTTTGCATTCCTTTAGTCTTGATTTTGTTGTATCCAGTACCCATTTGCGCATCCAAATTGTCCTGCGCGTCCTGTAAGGTACTCTGCTTTCCTAAAAACGTTTCGCTCTGTAGCTTCATCCCGTTTTTATACGTCTTTTCCATATATTCAGAAATGAGCTTTGCAGATTTCTCACCATCCAACAATCCCTTTGAAATAGCATAATACGTCTGCGATACCGTCAGATTATTCCCTTTTGCTAGTGCTCCGATGGCATCTACTCCGCGGTCTTGAATGATATTTAAGTATTCCAACGTTGTCTTTTTGCTGGTTTTCATGCGCCCCAATGCAGTAGCAATTTCGTTTTCATCCTCTACATTCATTCCGGTAGCAGCTCCAGCGTCACCGATAATCTGCATTTGCTTCGGAATCTCTTTTGTAGAGTATTTGTACGTCAGCAGCGTCCTGCCTAGCTTCGTAACGTCGTCATACTCTAGTGGCGTTTCATTTGCCATTTTTTGCAGAGTGGCAAGCAAAGAATCAGCTTCTTTTTCGCTTTTCAGCATAGTTGTATACGCTATTTTAGTTTTTTCACGGTTTGCGGCTATGCTGCTGCCGTTTTCTAGCGCCTGCTTCTGCTCTTCCTGCGTACTTTCGTATTGTTCTTGCACATAGGTTTTAAAGGCATCATCTTTATTCTCCTGATTTTTAGTGTATCCCTGCACAAATCCGGCCACCGTCCCAGCGGCCGCGCCTACTGCTGTACCAATACCCGGTGCAATCGTTGTACCAATTGCTGCGCCAGACGCGGCTCCACCCAGTGCAGAATTAATTAGCGTACCTGTTTCTCCACCGTATTTGCTGGACACGTACTGGCCAATCAGCCCCTGCGCCGTGTCACCAATCATCTGAGTAAGTCCTGCTTTTCCCAGCCCTGATAGCGTGCTATTTTTTGCCTTAACCGTTTCTTGTACCGAGCTTTCGTTTATACTTGATTTTCCAAACGATGTCATTCCGGCACGGTTATCTGCTTTTTCGATTGCCGATGTCATGTTCAATATGTCTTTTTCGGCTTGGTTTGCACTTTTGGAAACAAGATTCAAATTTTGCTTGGCTTGGTCATATTTTGCCCCTGACAGTTGCAGCGCGGCTTTGTCAGCAGCACTTCCAGTCGCTGTATACGCCTTTTGAGCGGCTTTTAACTCAGTTTGCAACTGCTGCGTGTCCGCTTTCAGAACAACTTTTGTTTTATTCAATTCGTTCAGCTTTTGCTTGGTCCCCTCAATGTCTGTCCTGAAATTCCGCGTAGCATTTTTCATGGTCGCAATGGCATCTGTAAAATTATCTTTTGCGGAAATTGAGATGCTTACATCATTGGACACTAATCCTCACCTGCCTCCATTTCAGCTTCAAAAAACGCGCAAAGCAGGAGCTTTTCCCACTCCAGCTTTGCGTCATACTCCCCTGGCGTGATATTGTGCATGGCAAACAGCCAATACAGCATCCCCAGTTCCGGGTCAGTTGTTATTTTTTTTTAATGTCCTCTACCAAATTCACCTGATAGCCGCTTAATTTCTGGATTCTACGGCTCAAAAGCGCGATTTCACCCGCTGAAAGCAGCTTGCAAACCGAACTTTGTACAGTAAATGTTTCTGCGTATTTCCGCTCCATTTCCGCTGTAAAGCGCTGCCTTAATTCGTTTGAATGCAAGTCAGGGTCAACTACACCAGCCAGTACGATTTCAACATCCTGCTCGAATGATGTTTCGTAGTCCTCCGAAATTTCTCCCATTTCCTGCGGGGTCAGTCCACGGATTTTAAAAATCACGTCTTCGCCGCACAGCTTACTCAAACTGATAATTTTTAGTTCTTCTTCCGGCAGCTTGCGTGCGTCCATTTTAAGCAACTGCTGCAATGCTTTTGTCATGGTTTCCTCCTTTTCATCCCTCTGGAATTGAGTCCAAAAGGTCGTAATCCTCAAAAGTAAACGGTGCTTCAATGTCGGTGCGCTTCGCCGCTTCCCAGTCTGCAAGCGTCAAATCGTCAAACGACACATCATACAGCGCAACACGTTCCGCGCCGTAAGCATCTGGATCTTCCAAAGCTGATACGATTGTAAATCTGACGTCGATACCGTCCTTGATTTTTCCTGCAAGCCGGTGCAGCATTCGGCTCCTGACGTGGTGCATACCGAGCGTGCCTTTCGGCTCAATCGCCATTACTTTGCTGCCCTGCACCATATTCCCGCACTGCGGCACTTTTTCTTTTGTGTAATTGAGCTTCGCTTGCAACTTAAACACCTCTGCAATCTGCTCACCGTCCAGCAACACCTTGCCCCATGTGCCTGAAATGTTGCGCTTACCACTATCTCTTGGCATCTATAATTGCCTCCTTACATCCCAATGTTAATCGTTACATCCTCAATGGCGTCCAGAATCTTAATTGACGCTGCGATAAACACATTACTGCCGGTGTCTGCCTCCCGAATCTCCTTGTCAGACATTGCATCAGCATCGACGTGCTTGCTGTACAAGTACTCTTTGATTGCATCGGTGTCAAGGTCTACTGTGTATCCAGACTTCAGCACACCCTGCTTTTCAAGTGCTCCGAAATATTCCTTTACAGCCGTAATCAGTACAAGCTTATTCAGGTATGTGTTCGGGTACTTGCCAATATAATCATCGTCAATCATCAATTTAAGGTCTTTTTTTATGGTGTCCACAGCCTCAACTATTTTGATTTTTTTGAAACTGTCTCCCATGGTGTCGGTGATCGTTGTAAAGCTGGTAATGCCGCGGGCAACTTTTACTTTTTCGCCGTCCCACACCAAAATTAGCTTTCCAGCATCAATAGCGGCGTCGCTACCGTCCTTAGAAAGCCTAGTAATGTCAGTTACCTCTGTCAGTGGGGCATTGGTGCAGGATTGTTCAATTGGCGTACCGATAATCAGTCCTGCCACGCGACTGCAATACTGCGCCGCTGTGTAGGTGTTTCCGTCTGCCTTAATGCCGGACGTTGCAAAGTTGATAATATGTGGATTATCTGCCGCAGTATCCGGCAAAACTGCCTTTGCTATCAGATCATTGTCAGTCTGCGAAATGACCCACTCTTTGATTGCTTTTGCCTGTTCCGCCGTGCAGCTTTCCGGTCCCACCAAATAATCAAACTGCTGCGTTGCCATATACTCCAGCGCTGCTGTAAGGTTGTCACCATCCGCCTGCACGTACACAATCATTTTTGTTGGCTTTTTGACATACCCCAAAAATGCCCGATGCAGATACGCCTTGTTTTCATCCCCCAGTTTTTCAAGCACAGAGTCAATTTCTGCGTCTTTGTTGATTATGTGTGCTCCCGCAAGTTCCGCTAATGCATCAATGAGGATAACCGCGATTGTACCTTTCTGCGACACGGAAATAAATTTGTTTGCTTTTTCTTTGAAAATGATATTGATTTTAGGAAGTCCCATATTTATGCCTCCGTCCTAATTTTTACTACCTGAATAGCTGGCGCATCCGGGGCGCGCTTGTCTGTGCGGTCGTCCAAAAAGTCGAACGATATTCCCGTATAAGATGCATCATATTCCGTTGGGTCTGCGGCTAATTCTTGTGTTTCCAGTGCCCGCTCCCCAACCTTTTGCAAGTTTCCGCTTACGTCGTGTTCGCAATCATCAACCAAAATGTATCCGTCCTGTGTAAGCGCCTCTATTGCGGCATCCTGCCGTTCCAGCAGCTTATCCGTATCACAGCTTTTGTCCTTTTCCAGCTCCGCTATGTACGTTACACGCAGGGCAAAAGTACAGTGCACGATGTCATATCCGGCCGCTGTCCTGCTGCTTTTCAGCTTTTGCAAATATACACATGGCCGCGCCGCATTTTGCGGCAGCAGCTCACGGTACACTTTTTTGACCTCCGGAAGAGCTTTTACAAGTATCCGGTTGACTGCGTCCATAATCTGTTTTGACCGTACCAATTTATTCTAGCTCCTTCGCAAGATTCTGCACCGTTTTTGCGATTTCATCGCGTACTTTGCCTTCCAACTCTCCACTTTTTGCGGCAGCGTAGAAATGATATCCATTCACATATGCAGTGTTCACACGCGGCTTGTAACGCTTTGCTGCACCACTTGGTGCCCTTATTTTGTGCCCGTTCTCTAGGTAATTCGTAATCGCACCCGGACCATTGCTCCCACTGCCCTTGATAGCACGCACGGCGGCATATCCTCCGCCGCTGCCAACATATTTCTGCTGCCAGTCCTCAACTGTTCCGGTGCTTTTCATCCCACTACCGGCAATGTTCCCAGTAACTTCTGCTCTGGCAATATCACCAATGCGCTCATGGAGCGCACGGCGCTCCGGCGGAAACTTTTTCATCACAGCTTCAAATTTTTGCTCCAACTGCTGGAGAGCTGCATCATCAATACTCTGCATTAGACATCCTCCGTGGATGCAATTTCGTACTCATTTTTATACGCATCCAGTGTATGCACAATCTGCACTGCGTAATCTCTTCCGCCAACGGACACGATTTCTCCGCTGTGCAGTAATTTCACCAGCTTCGGCACAACAAGCACCATTGCAGCAGTTCCGGCCGCCATTGGCGTTTTCTGCTCAAATTTCTGATATTTTTCGGTAAGCACGGCGGGGAACTCCATAATGTGCGTATATCGGTTGGTTACCGTTTTCAACTCCGGGTCAATCACTTCATCTACTCTGGTAACAGAGCAGGTGACTGGTTCCACCGTAGCCGCCGTAACCTCTAAATATACCTGATTTTTTTCTGAAATGTCCGTCAAAATCAGATGCTTTCCGCTGTGCTCCAACGCATTATGTAGTGTGATTTCTCGCTTTGCCATTGTGACTTTTACGGATTCTGCGCTCATACCGATTTTCGAAAAAATCGTGCTTTTGCTTTGGCTTTCCACCAGCGCCCATATTTTTTTGACTTTCTGCCACTCATACACCGTTCCGCCGGCATCATCCCGGCGGATCAGTTTCAGCAGGTTCAACCTGTGTTTCAGCGTCATTGTTTTCCTCCGTCGCATATTGCAGTTGCTTGATAATTGATGTAAGATGCCGCTCTACAAACTCGGTGTTTTGTGAGCCGTCACGGACAGCGTAAAAGCTAAGATAGACCATATCTTTAATGGCCTGATTGGCTGTATGCACATCTTTTCGCTTTGCCCAGTCAACACCGGTGGCGCGTTCCAGCTGCTCCAACGCCGACTGTAATTCTTCCTCAATTTCGCTTTGCGCGTCTTCATCCGCGCCCAAAAAATCAAGCAATTCCGCTGACGTAATCAATCCGTCAGACACGTTCTCCCTCCTTATCAGGCTTCAAACATTTCTTTCTTGACAACTGCTGCTTTGTCCATAATCTGCACATCCATGCGGCAAATACCGCGGAGCTCTGTGCCATTGGTAGCCCATGCGTCTCCGCCAATATTCGTAGTCGCAAATTCCAGCCCTTGACGGCGGAAGAGCGTTCCGAACGCTTTCAAGCAACCGATATACAGCGGGTGGTATGTACCTTTTGCCTTGGTTACGGTATCCCCGTCTTTGACGTCTGCTGCAACCTCTGCATCGGTAATCAGGTCATTATCTGCATACACCACCTGACGGCCTTTAAAACGATATACGTCTGGGTCTGCCGGATTAGGCACCAACAGTGCACGTCCATTTTTGTCCTCCAGCTGGTCTATTATGTCATACCCGTTTTGGTTCGTCAGGATAACGGCGTTTCGGCTGTGTGCGGTGTCCAGCTCTCGATTCAGGCATTTCTTGACTGCCGCCAGTTCTTTTCCGGCGGGCAGAGTCGTTGAAGTAAGCGTATCAAGCAGCGCAAGCAGCAGACTGTTTTCCGTCATAACCATGCGTGGCGCGAACCAATCAGACATATACTGCATAAGTCCCGCTGTGTTATCCCTCAACAGGTCGTTGGAAATCGGAATACGGTCACCGTAGTCCTTGATTTTGTAACTGACTTTTTCAAACGTTGCCTTTTCGTTGGCGGGCAGCGTGCCGGCTTCTTCGATATTGGGGAGCTTTTTGCGTGTTGCGGATGTTTCTACCGCACGCCATCCCTGCAATCCGGAGACATTTTCAACATTGAAAAATGTGGAAAGCTGTACGAGTTCTTTCATTTTCAAGTGAATCATGTTGTCAAATTCAATCGGCACCAAAAATCCGCCCTCACTACCCTCGGGATTTCCGCTGCTGGTCGTCATTGCGTTTACCAGCGGCGCGTACTTTTCGTTTGTCAAAGCATCCTCTGGCTTAATGTGGTTACGCATAGCCATTGCAAATGCATTGATGTATTCGTTCCCGGAGCGCACCTGATTTACCGCATCTTTCAGCTGGTTATCTTCCATTTTCCGCTGCTGTTCTTCAAACAGGTTTGTCATGTGCTGGTTGCCGTCGTCAAACCGGCCTTTTTCTGCGTCCAGTGCTTCCAAGTTGGCAATTTCTTCATTCATGGCAGTCGCTTCCGCCATCTTTGCTTTGTACTCTTCCATGTTTTTTGCATTGAGTGCTGTTTCGGCTGCATCCAGCAATTCAGCACGCTTCTTTTTCTTGTTGTACAGTTCTTTCATGTGAGTTTCCCCCTTAAAATCGTGTTTTTTCAATTTCTAACTGCGCCGCAAAAAGCTCAAATTCTGCATCATTAAGCGAATTTTCCACGCCATCTGGCGGTGCCGCTGGTGGTGAATTCTGCATCTTCGGCACAATATTTCGCAATAAATTTAATGTGCTTGTGGATAACTGCGGGTACAAATTCAGTAAATTTGTTTCCCCTGCAAGCATCTTTTGCAAATTTTCCGGGTTTTCAATTCCGAAATCCGCAATTTCATCCACCAAATGATTTTCAAGCGCCTGCCGCGGGCTGAATTTTGTTTCTGCCTCCATAAGCTTCAGCACCTCTTCCCGGGATTTCCCCGTTTTGAGTATGTATGCATTAGCTATTGTTTGGTCAGTAGCATCCATCATTTCCGCGGCATGTTCCATGTCGTGCTTGTTTCCATCTGCACCGCCAGAACACAGGTGTATCACCATGCTGCCGACCGGCGACATAATGCACTTGTTACCGCGTTTGGCGGCCGCCATGCACAACATACTGGCGGCAGAATCCGCGCAGCTGTCTATTTGGAAAATTAGCTGACCGCCATAGCCCATACAGGCAGAGTACATCTCTTTACCCGCATCAACATAACCTCCAGGGCTGTTGACATGGATTGTTATTTGTTCACCTTTGGCTTCTGCCAGTGCATTTTTTAGCTGCCCTGGCGAAACACATTGGAATCCGAACAACTCCATAATCCACTGGTCACTGTCCATCACGATTGTGCCGGACACTTCTGCACTGTTACCCGCATCTGATTTTGTTAAAATGCTTTTCAATTTCCGTTTCCTCCTTTCGTGTCAGAATTTCGGTTAATGCTCAATTCACGGAACAAGTCAAGCGGCACATAGTTAAGGCTTGCATATCTGGTATCTCCGCCCGCAATATGTGGCATATCCTCCAAATCGCAAATATCGTCAGGAGAAAACACACCGGCTTCACGCATGGCCTTGTACCAATTTCCGCGTGATGTCGTGTCACCTTTCAGTTCCGCCATCATGTTCCGGCGGATTGACATACCCACGCGAATCTCTGAGTCAAATAGCAGCTTGTATGTGTCCTCCTCATCGCACTGCTCTACAATGGGATGAATTGTACTGGTTACATACTCAATGCTGTTTTGCTCATTGCTGTTATAGCTTTGTTTCCCAGCGTACAGTTTGTACGGCGGGACCCCGAAAAAGCGTGCTATGTCAATTACGGTCACCTCATGGCTTTCCACAAATTGAGCGTCTTTGTTGCTGATACTGATAGGCTGATACTTCATGCCAAGGTCAAGCACCGCTGTGCGGAATTGATTGTCAACTCCGCTGTGCATTTTGTCCCACTGCTCGCGTACTTTTTCCTTGGCTTCTTTTTTAAGCTCTGTATCAATCGTCAGAATTCCAGACGGCTGCGCGTTTTGCTCGTAAAATTTCCCTTGGTACTTTTGCGCGGCAAGTCCTGACTCTATTGTCATTTTTGCCCGGCTTAAAATTGACACGCCGTTAATCCCATCCGCAGAATATGCTTTGTAATGCAGCACATCCCACTGCTCCAGCTTGCGCATTTCGCCTGTACGCGGGTTTGTATAGATGTACCACAGCTTCCCGCCACTGTCTACCCACGGCTGCATATACGGCGCTGGTATTGGTATTAGCTCCTGCGGTCTGGCATTATATCCGCTGCGCACAATCAGTGCATACGCATTACCTGTTTTCAGCCGGTTGCACTCCATAAGCTTTTTGTATACAGATGGTGTCATTGCCTCATTCGGCCGCTCTTGCAGCAGGTGCAGCAGTGGATGTTTAATGTGCTCTTTTGTCGTTTCGTCCAGGACAAAGGCAGGCAATTTTCCCATCGTGTTGCTGATTATTTCCACGCAGGCATTTACTGCCGACAGTTTCATGGAGTATTCCACACTGCTTCCCAACATCTGCCCGCTGGTCCATCCATCCGGATTTGTTAAAGTCAATATTCCCGGCGAGCTTTCATTTTTTATCGGCTTTTGCCGCGAAACTGCTTTGTCAAAAATCAACCGGCATCACCTCCGCGGCTCCAAATCACGGCACCTGCAATCAGCATCACACCCAAAACAATCCAACCAGCCGGCACATAAATTTGATACACGCCGGCAGAAGCGCACGCTGCTCCGCTCACGGCCAAAACGTCCGGCACTGGATTTGCTGCTTTAATTCTCGGCACGGTTTTCCGAAACCATGCCGCTATACGCTTATGCAGCGGTTTTTTTCCTGTCTCCATTTCACAAACTCCAATCGTCTGAAAGTATGGCCGCGCTCTTGTCGATTTCCACCGGGTGCAGAAGTGCCCGGACGAAAGCGTCTAAAACCGCCGCTGCAACGTCAATGCGCCGCGTATCATCTTTATTCTTTTTCGATATTTTGATGTTTCCGTTGCTGTCTTCATCTTCATAAGCATTTGCAAAACACCATTCCATGAGTGGCGAACCGTCCGTAACGATTTTTCCAGTCATAATGTATTCGCGGAAAGTCTTGGTAGGCTCTGAGAGAGTGGCATAACCCTGCCGAATTTCAACGCAGGTATACCCCTCCTCTTCCATTTCTTGCGCATACTGCGTTGCACTCCATGGGTCATAGCAAATTTCCTTTACTGTTAATTGCCTGCCTTTTGCAGCATTTCTCATATGCTTTTTCAGTGCTTCGTAATCGGTCACCGCACCGGGAGTGATTGTTAACCAGCCATCATTTGCCCACATACGATATGGCACACGGTCTGTTTGTTCATGCCGCGAAACGGTTTCTTCCGGCATATATCCATAGCCGGAAATTGCAATGCGGCCATCCTCCAGCGGCACCGCAAACGCATCCCCTGTAAGGTCAATTTTTTTCGCTATATCAAGGCCGTAATATGCGTTATGCCCCCGCACCAATTCCGCAAATTCTTCCCGCGATACGGCACTTTTTTTAAATTCGTCCATGCAGTTTGCCATGTATTTGTTTTCCGCCGTTTCCTGCCACATATTGGCACGCTTCGTAAGCCATTCCCGCATTTTTGTGTAGTCCTGACTGCCAAAAGCGAGCTCGTGTTCCATTTTGATTTGCTTATAAAGCGATTTACTATATGCATCGTTTATACGCAGTATTGGGTTCGGTTTGTACCAGTTCTTTTCGTCGTGCGGGTCGTCCCCAACGTCCATCGTGCGAATCATCACAAAATAATTTTCAGCAACAATTTCGCCACGCAGGATTTTTTCGCAAGTCCTTTGTTCTATCCTGCACGGGTTGTTCTCAGCATCCA